TCACTAAAAGTTAGGTGAAAATCGACGTATGGTACGCCTGAAACCCTTTAAAATCAAGGGGTCTTGTTTTCCTATATAGACAACTACCACCTAACCTGAACTTCTATTTCTAGCTTTTTGCAAAAAGCTAATCAGAAATTTTTTTCAAAAAATGAGGTGCGGAGGTGCGTTTTGGATGAAAGCCTTTGTTTATAGGGGTTTTCACCTAACCTGAGTGAGGTGCGGTAGAGGTGCGGTGGGTGCGGTGAAAAATCTTTACTTATTTTTACTTTGATGGTTATAATTCAGTATGCCAAAGGGAACATCAGGAAACTTAAAAGGTCGAAACGATAAACACCTGACTCACAAACAAATTAAGTTTGCAAAAGAGTTTGTTTATAACGACGGATCTAAAACACAAACCGAGTGCGCCATTGCAGCTGGATACAGCAAAGAAAGCGCGCATGTCAGAGCATCAGAACTTTTAAACCCACAAAAATACCCCGTTGTAGTGAGATATATAAGAGAACTCCAGGCTGAAGTAGATCGTAAATACGAAGTTACATTCGGTAGGCATGTTAGAAAACTAGCAGACATTCGAGATCAGGCCTTAGAAAAAGGTAATTTGACTGCTGCGGTGTCCGCTGAAGTGCAAAGAGGAAGAGCTGCGGGTCTTTATGTTGAGCGTAAGGAAATCCGCACAGGTTCTTTAGATTCTTTATCTGAAGTTGAAATCAAGAAAAGAATTAAAGACCTGTTGTCAGACTACAAACCTCTGCTAGAAGCAGAAGATGCTGTGTTTACTGAAGGTTCTGATTAGTTCTGTTTAATAGTCTTATGGCTCTTTTCGCTAGTTTGTGTGCTTCTTTCTCTATTTGAGTGCAAAGCCTAACTTTTTGTCCAGTAGAACTAATTAACAGGTATTCATCAGGCGTCTTTATCAGTCGGTAATCCTGCATCATTTTCACCATGTTTTTCTACATGAAGTCTCAATCTTGCTAAGTACCATTGAGCCTTCTTTAAGTCTTCTATACCATTTTTATACTCATAACGCCATAAATATTTGATAATGTTTCCTTTTAGATAAGATCGAAAGCCCTCTGGTGTCATACTTGATTCGATAGCTATAATACATTCCACTCCTCCTTTGTTGTAGTGTGGAGGCTTGTTTACCATGTCAACCATTTTAAGAAAGTCCTTTGTTTATGTTTTCAGTATATTTTTTAAACAACCAGTCAGGGTATTTCCTGTAATAGTCAAACACGTTGTTGTAAGGTGTTCTTCCCTCAGATTGTCTTTCAAAAGTGTTTTCTTGATACATCTTTTTAACAAAGTTATAAAAGTTGGGATCAGATTGAAGGTCCTCACTCATTTTTTCCCACTCGTTTTTTCGCCATATTTTTGTCATTTTTTCTTTGGTATTGTTTGTATAGGCCCTCTTTTAATTTGATTGATTTTTTGTCTAGTCCAATCAAACAAATTAAAAATAGGGTCTAGGATTTTAGTTATTAGTTTCATGTTGGTGTTGCGTCTGTCCATTCACCACGTTTTTTGTGTATTTCTCTTTTCTTCCAATACATTTCTCTGATGTGCCTACCTAAAGCAGCATCATTAGGGTATTCCATAACCAACTCATTAAGTTCTTTTAACCCTAAAAATTGATGTTCTTTGTCTCTAACCTTCATTAATCAAACCCGTAAAATTTTCTGGGACCATCTGGCATTTTATCATAATCTTCTTTGGATATTCTTTTGCCCTCATAAAAATGAATTTTGGTCCACTCATTATTTTCTATAATTCTTTTTGTTGTGTTCCGCACACTTCCCTTAGATTCAAACAACTCCTCAACAAAGTTTAAAACAATGTCGTTTAATTCTTTCCTGGTCAAAAGTTTTTTGTTGGTAGTGTTGTTGTATTTTTGAGCTATATTCAAACGTTGGTCGTCCGATAGCTTTATTGAAATATTTGTTTTCATGTTATTTTCCCGTTAAATAAACACCACACCAAACAACTGAGGCACACATAAAAGATTGCGCAACAGCTGTGGTGTAGTTAAGTGAAAAAAGGTTGTTAAATGTTCCTAGTAAATATAAAAAATACAAATCCTTCTTGATTGGCAAGGTAGATAAATCTAACCACACCAAACCAAGAACGATAAGTATTAAACCAAGTAACCGCAACATCAGTTTTGCGCCTTTTTATATATTACTTTTGCTCTGCTGATAAGAATTTGGCTGACCCTAGCATCTTCGCTAGGATCAATCCAAGTTATCTCACCTGTTGTTGGATCTTTTTCAAACAGCACTTTACCTCTGCCCCAACCCAACATAACGGCACCTTTGTTTTTGTCGTCTGTGGAATAAACAACTTCTTTGCGAGTGCCTGGTTTGTAATATTCAACCATTGGACACCTCCTCAAGAACCGCAACCTCTGAGTTCAAAAGTTCATTGTCGTCTAAGTCTTGAGTTTTTCTTGGCATAACTCCAACAACTCCGTTTGGTGTCTGAAAGATATTAACTTTCTCTGCACTAGATCGAAGAAGTGTCACTGAATCATTTGATCCTTTTAATACAAAGTCTTTTAATAAGCCCAAGTATTTTGGATCAAAGCTAACATTCTCTTGATGCTCAACTTCTTGCTTAAATATCTGTTGCCAGTCAGGATACTTTCCATCAATAACATTAACCAATCTTGAATTGAGCGCGTCTTCGTCTGTGATAGAAACAGCACCAGACCAACCTTCATCGTCCATATCTACTCTTCTTGGTTTCTTTTTAAGATCACCAAAAAAAGAGTGTATTCTTGATGAGTTTTCTTGGTAGATGTCGAGTATCACACTCTCAAAATCTAAATGAGGTATTGCAAAAGGATCTGTGTAACAACAAAGAACATGACCATTGGTAGATACAATGTAGACACCGCCCTCTTCTCTGCGTTCAACAAACACACTTCTTAGATAGAAGCGTGGGTCTTTTGGCTTGGCTGCAAAAGCGCAAGCTCTGGCCAACATTTCGCCGTTTAAGTGCTGTATTTTGTTCATAATTAACTCCCTTAGTTAAGTTTGTTTTTACAAGCAGTGTCAACCGAAGCCGACACTACCTGTCGTTTATCCGTGTAGAAAATTATTTCTCTACACTACTCAAGTCTATCAAACCTATCTTATATATCAAGTTCTTTTTTGTTTATTCTGATACACTCGACTTACTGTGGCTAAAAAAGAATCTTTATTTTGGAAAAAAGTCAAAACGAATTTGAAGTCGTTTCGGCTGATACGCATTGAATCATGGGTTAATCTCGGTATTCCCGATGTATTGGGGGTGTCCCCAGCTGGCGTGTACTTTACTGCTGAACTTAAAGTAACCCAAAGTAATAAAGTTTCGCTATCGCCGCACCAGATCGCATATCACGAAGAGAGAGCAAATGCGCCCGCTTTTATCTTGGCCCAGGCCCTCCGCCCTTCTACCCCCAGAAAATTTACGATGCACCTCTATCATGCGTCCCAGGTCGAGTCGTTGGTCGTCCATGGGCTAAAAACAGAACCTATATGGACGGGGGACCAAGGTTCTTGGGCCGTGCTCGAAGAATCATGGGCAAAGGCTGTGGATAACTTTCCCAAGAACTGTGAATAACCTGTGGATAACTGCTTGCTTGTCTGTTCTGACAAAAGACCTGGCGTCCCTGGGCCGCTGCTGGTGCGTCTAATGCAGCTGTTGGTGCTTGCTTGTCTGTTCTGACGACGCGTGTGAGCTGCCGTCCCAGGGCGTGCTGGCACAGGCCCTCCGCCCTGCTTGCTTGTCTGTTCTGACAAAAGAGCTGCCGTCCCTGGGTCCAGCGGGCTGCTAACGCATCTGTGCTTGCTTGTCTGTTCTGACAAAAGAGCTGGCTGCGCCAGCGGCCTGGACGGCTGGCGCGTGCAACACAGCAGTTGGTGAAAAGAATTGTTGTACATCTATAAGATATTTTGTATAATGTAGGTTCTTTAACAAACAAGGAGAACAACATGGGAATGGATGTATATGGATTAAATCCAACAACCGAAGCACCACCACGACCTGACGAGAATATCCCAGAAGAGTGGAGGGAAAAAGCGTGGCAAGACTATTTCGATGGTCAAGCTGAAAGTGGTCAATACTTTAGAAACAACGTTTGGTATTGGCGACCACTTTGGGACTATGTTTATGAGCTTTGTTCTGAGGTCATCAGTGAAGAAGACTATGATCTTGGACACAGCAACAGTGGACATGAGATTGATGCAGAGACTTGCAAATATATTGCCAACGCTTTGAAGATCGAGCTAGACAATGGCGGTGTCGAGAGCTACAAAGTTCTTTATGATCGAGCCATTGAAGCGTTGCCGTTGGTTAAATGCACTATTTGCGACGGCAGTGGTCAACGAGACGACCAATATGTTCAAGGCGAGTGCA